CTACTTCAGAAGATGGATTATATTTTTCTAACATAACAATTTTTTCAGATGCATCAATATTTGGTAAAACAATTTGTTCAAATATATCAGGATCGTCAACTACACCATCGTCGTCATTATCAAAAAAGTTAACTTCTATTTTTTTACTACTAATGTAGCCTTCGCTATCTCTATATGACTCGGATATTTCCCAATCAAAATCTGTTGTTAACGGATTAATTCCTTGATCATCTAATTTAGTGTTAATGTTTAATACTCGTATAGTATCAATTACTGTATTACCAGTTTTATTGTTATATATTTTATCTCTGCCATCAAAGAAAAATCTTACTTCTTCGTCTGATTCGAAAATATATCTCATAGAGCGTGTAGTAATTGTGTATGTATTACCATTAGTTTCAAATAATAACAACCAACTTGCGTCTAAATTTTGTGATGCAGTGTCACCGGCTCTACCTAGACCAAATTCGTTTACAAAATTAATATTGTCTTCTGTAATAATTTTCCATCTCTCAACAAGATAATCATATCTTAATGCAAATGTCTTATAAGTAAAAATTCTATCAATCATTTGTGATTTAACATCTGAACTAACTACTGTTGTAAGTGCTGGTATGATTTCTGCAATTGTTGGATTAATATTTGTTAACGACGGTATAATTTCGTTAAAAACAATATCTCCAGCATTGCTACCATCGTTTGCAATACTGATCACTTTAGCCCAGATATATTCAACTTGGCCTGCATGAGGGTTAGCTGTGTTTGTCATTAATGTAATATTGTTAGAGGTTTTCATAAAATGGAAGCCTGCAGGAGGAACAAATTTTACCATAGATCCAACAGTAAGATATTTTAAACTAGTGGATGTAAACCCTCCAGTTTTTAAACTTAGGCCGTCTAAATTTGCATCTGAAAATGATCCAGAACTTTCATTAGTACTAGATGAAGACTGTGTCCATATATAATTGTTTAAAGAAAAATCAATTCTTGTAAATTTATCATAATAATAATTTCTAAGTTGTTTCTTTGTAAGTATTGGTTGTATTGTATTAATTATTAAATTTTCAATATCATTACGAGTAGTAAATGTTAATCCATTTTTATCTAGATAGTATTCTTTATACAACACACCGTCATTACCATATATATTTGTTTTTGAATACTTTCCTGTAGAATCAATTAAATCAAAATATCTACTTATACCACTTGAAGTTCTATTTACACTTTTTGTTTTTATTATTTCTTGACTTATTGTACTTGGCACAATATTATAATCTTCAGCAGTAACCATTCTATTTTGAGTGTAATAAACTGCCGGAGCATTTAACTTAATGCTTTCGTTTGTTTCAGATGATGCACTATTTAAGACAGAATATTTTAAACTTAATTCAAATGTTAATGTTTCTTCTATTCCTTCTGAAGAAAGATAATCAATGTCAATTGTAATTTTTTGCATACTATTAGCAGTAATATTTAATGACGAATTTGCACTAGTTCTAAAATAACTTTTAAATGATCCTTGAGGAAGATTTCCAAATATTCCGTCACTAAAGACTAAATCAATTTTATCATCTAAACGTGTAACTACGCTATAGATATTTTTTTGTGTACTCGATAAGTTATTGTAAACAGCATTGTTTCCTGTTGCACTATCAACTTTTTCCCACAAATCAGTTTCAAACCCAGATGTGTTTAATTGATATAACCAAACATCTGTATTATTAACGTTATTAGTTTCAATGCTAATTACTTGATTAGTCGACGGAGTATCAATTGTAAATGTTCCGTCTTCTAATAACCCTTGTTTAAAGTGCATAAAGAATCCAGTGTTTGAACTGCCGAAACCTTTGTTATCATCTCTATAGATAAATCCTAAATTATTTCCTGCTAATGGTGGTTCTTCAATTATTTCATCAGATGTTAGTTCAGCTGAAACAACTTCAAACGGAATATTTTTTCCATCAATAACTTTTGAAAATCTATAGATTGGAAGATCAGTTGACGATCCGTTCAGTTTATACTGTTGCGAGGATATATTGTTTACTTTAGCACTCTGTCTTGGGCGGCCAAATTTATTTGTTGACGGTAATGCTGCATTTAAAATTTTTGTAAATTGCTCGTACCAGTCAGGGTTAGTGTTATCATTCCACAACACACTTTGACGACTAATATTTGATCCGTTTGCATCTATAACATCTTCTGTAGTTTTAATTGACTCGACTTTTAATAAGCCACTTGCAGCTAAATTACGTTTTGCATTATAACTTAGCAGCCTAGCTAATCTTAATATAGATTCTCTACGTTCTGCAAGCTCAAGAAAGTTTTCACGAGAATTTAGATCAATACGGAACGAAAGATTTTGACCTAAAAAACAAATCATATCAATTAACGCAAGATATTCAGATGACTCTATATAATCGTTAAAATCTTCTGGATAGTTTTCTCGTAGATAACTAATCATAGTTCGTCTTAGGTTATCAAAATCATAACTTTTAAAGTTTGCATTACGGAAAGATTGATAAATTCTTTTCCAATCTTCAGCAACTAAAAGTCTGTTTTGTCTATCGGTTGATGACATATTCGTTCCTCATTTTAATTACTAATATTTATCGTATTAAGTTAAGTGCTATTATATTAATCCGTTGTTTTGATCAAATGTAAAACGTAGAGACTCTGTAATATTATACGGCAGATACGTAAGTGTTGTTTCAATTTGCAAACCATTTTCATAATCAGTTACAATTACTTCTTCTATTGTAACTCTAGTGTCATTTTGTAACACACTGTTTACATCATCTATAACTGCTTCTTTTAGCTCTTCAGTTAATGGCTCAAATAAGACATCCCAAATAATTGTTCCAAAATTAGGATCACTTAGTTTTTCTCCCTTACGTATATGAAAATGATTTATAATGTCTTGTTTTATAAGTGCAATATCGTTCAATCTGTAAGTTTTATTATTAGGATTTATTGTGCTAAATCCTTTATACCAAGATTGTACAGATTGATCTGGAGTACTACTATTTTTAGTAACTTTTACTGTTTTGTATAAATTTTTCTGTGGCATTTTACTTCCTTAAACTGTACTATCTTCTGCACCAGCACTAATAGTTGATCCGTCTATAGGTACATCTAACTCTGCTGGTATTGCCCAGTTGCGTCTAATAGTTAGTGTGTATTGACTGTTTGATTCAAATCTATAGTTTGATATTTTTGCATTGTCGCCTTGATTGCCGCCAAGCACTTTGAAACGTTTATTTTTTGTATCTACTTCCCAAACAAACCCTACATGGCCGCCGCCTCTAGTTTTTGATTTAAATACAACAACATCTCCTTTACGAATCTGTGATGTATTACGCCAGGCAACTTCTGCACCATAATTTTTGTATGCTTGCGAACTCATAGATTTTAAACCGCCTATTCCTGCTTCTTCTAAAGCCCAACTTACATAAGCAGCACACCAAGCAAATGCCATAGAACTACTATCTCTTTCGTATGATTGATTACATACTCTATATGTCTGCAATATTCTTGGATTACCCGGATTACCTTTTTCAGTCCAATCCTGTGATAAACAATTTTGTAGTAACGCTACAAGTCTTTCATAACCAGGATTTTGAGGAACAGGCCCTGTAATTTCTGCACCTGAAATAGTTCCTTGTTCTTGTCCTGGAATGCCTCCTGATGATGTATCTTGTCTTCCACTTTGATTAGAATAAGATAAAAATTGTTGATTAGTTACAACGTCTCCTTCAAGATTCTGTTCAAACTCGCCGTCATAATTAAAACGCTGTGATTCTGCATTAGGAATCTCATCAGTGTAGATTGGAATGTTAGGACTTATAACTTCACTTGCTGGTATTACTACATTACACATTATCCAAATCCTCTATCATCTATAGGAGCACTATACCAAGTACTATCTGCATCAACTACTGCAAAGAATTGCTGATCGTGATCTCTACCCAATTCATATCCTCGTTCAGTGCCAGCAATACAAAGTCTCATGTTACCTAATATGCCTCTTCCTTTGTCTTTATACCTATCTTTCAAATACGCAGCACAAACATCACACGAAAGTTTAAAGTCAGAAAGAAGCAACCCTGGATTATCTACAATATCAACACCAAATGGATTATTGTCTGTAATTGGTGCATTTGTTAATCCTGCAAGTTTTCCGTAACGCTCATAATTTCCTTTACCAGTTAGCTGAATAAGCCCTCTACCGAGATAGTTTCCACCATCACCTGCTGCATTATTGCCCATACCTGGTCCTATTGTACTTTGATAACCGTATACTAATTCAAAGAACTGGAATTTATCTTTTTTAATTTCAGTTAATTGTGAATCGCTTACAGTTCTTGATGCACTAAAAATACTACGTATTCTGTCATTACTTGTTCCGCTGTAACTTGATTCTTCAGTAGCACTAATTTGACTTTCGGTATTTGCACATGCAATGGCTGCTTTTACAAATTCTTCATTAAATCCTGCTATAGTTCTTAGTGAAGCTGCAAATATTCTTGCACGTTCTTTTTTGTCTGCAATTTCTTCAGGTGTGCCAGTTGGTATTTGTGAACCGCCTAATGTAGGTGAGGATGTAACACCGCCAGGTGTATTACTTGCTGCAATCGAGCCGTTTGATGCAACACTACCAGATACATTTGATGCTGTTCCTAAAGGTGCATTTGTACCTGTAACATTACTATTTCTTAAAAATGTATCAGGAGTCTGTGGCGCATAACTATCTATAGGTGTTTTACCTGCTTCTGTATTTTCAGGAGTATACGCTGCTGGATTTAAGTTTTCGTGTTCATACCATGGCTCGTGTCCAGGGCGGCGTGTTGTTTGTAATGCTTGTTGTGGTGGAACTGGAACAACTGGAGATGCAGCATCTGCAATTTCTGCATCTCCTGCTATAGCTGCTGTGCCAGCTGCTGGTCCGTTTAAGTGTACTTCTGCACCAGTTTGTGTGATGTTTGCACTAGCTCGTAAATCTAAGCCGCCGCCGGCTGCTGTTACAAGTGCTGCTGTGCCAGCATGTATATCTGTTTGCTCTCCAGACGATAATTTAGTGTTTGTTGCAGACTTGACATCTATAGCAGCATCTGAATTTACAATTAAATTACCAACTGCTTTAACATGCCCGTCACCATCAGTTGTAATTTTTAAACCAGCACAAGCATCTATATTCATATTACTAGTTGTACCTAAAAATAAATCTTTACTGCTCTGTAAAGTCATCTGATCTTGCGAAATTAAGGTTGTACTTTGTTCACTATATAAAGATAAAGTACTTTGTGCATTTGCATTAAAACTTGTACCTGTACTAAAAGATGTATGTGTTCCTGTTTTTACATTTCGCTGATCACCTGCAGATTCGCTATGATTTCTACCAACAACAGTATTCATATCTCGTATTGCAGTAAAATTAATATCTCTATCTGCGGTAAAATTTAAATCTTGCGCACTATGTACACTAATGCTATCTTGTGCATAGATATCAATTTTACCATTTGCTGTTAATTCTATCCAACTACTGCCACTACCATGAGATATGTAAACTAAATCTTCTGTATTATGAAGTAAAATTTGATGACCTGTTCTTGTACGTATTCTTGTAAGTTCATTTGCAGGTAAAGTTTTATCTCCGCCTGATTCGCCAGCACGTTGATTTGTATACTCCATTGGCGTATCTTTAGCTGGTCCTCTACGTAACTGTGTTTCGTCACCGTCGTCCATTACAAAACTCGAACCGCCTAAACGATTAACAGGTATTGTAGCTTTGTGTTCTTTATCGCCGTACCTAACCTTAGGTGCGCCTGGTCTTTTGTCTAACGGCCCAGGTGTATTCCACCCATAAACATTAGATACTGCTCCTCGTCTAGCAGAAGTAGTACTTAGACCTCGAACTTCGTCTTTATCTAATCCTTGATTAAACATTCTATTTGCATAATCAACGTTGACTGGTTTATTATAAGCAGTTGGATGGTCGCCTCTTGTTTCTAATAGTTTGTTAAATTCACCTACAGGTAATTTTGTACCTGTACTGTTGTAAGAAGTAGAAGCCCTACCGTCAGGAACCATAAAGTTCATATGTGTATCTTGTACACATCCTATCCAATATCCTTGATTAATTTTTCCTTCAGCAAATATTACAAGGACTTTTGTTCCAATGTCTGGCGGAACTGCCCAAAATCCGTAACTTTTTTGTGTAGCATTATATTGATCTTTTTTGCCGCTTCCTGCAAGGGGACTAACTCCGTAAAACGGGCTTAGATATTTTACCGTTACTAACTGTCCTGACTTTTCGGGACTATTTCCTGATGATGAACTTTTTAGCAATTCAACTTCTAAACCACCTCCGTAATACGGATCTAGATGACTTACTATAAGTGCCTCGTACGGTCCAGTATTATGTAAATCAGGAGTTAGTGCTTTTTTATTACTGCGTTTATCTTTCATTAAAATCCTCGTATAATACCACGTTTAATATCTGCTAAACGACTATTAACATTTTCTGTTCGAGCTGTTCTTGCTAAAGCTACTTGTTCTTTAATTGTAGGGTTATCTTGCGCATTTGCGGCTGCCGGAGTTCCTGTTGCTCTTCCTGAATTATCTAACACTCCGGCGTTTCCGTCAAATTGTTTGTATGCACTTTGTCCTGTTGATCTTCCTTCTTGATTAATTCTACGTATGCATTCTAATTCTTGTGTAAATCTTCCGCCAGCAAATCTTGATTGAACTTTGATTACCTTATATAACCCACTAAACGGTTCTACAGGAACTGTATCTTCTGGAAAATCCATAAGTCCTGTATTATCATTATAATCAATTGGGGTTCTAAAATTTATAATAATATCAACTTCACTTCGTTGATAATCCATTTGTCCGTCTTGTGTAATATTTAATGTTCCAGCTCTACTATTATAATTTCCCATTCCGCTGTCTGATAGATAATAAGGATCTCCTATAATATTAAAAGTAATTGTAACTAAATCAACTCGACTGTTTACTATACTATCATGAAAAGATCTAGCAACTCTAGTAGCAACACTTTCACTGCTGCCGCCTCCTATAGTACCAGTACTGTGTGTTCCTGTTCTACCTGTGCGTCCTCCGTTCTGACCTGCAGAGCCGCCTTGGCTAGGTGTTGCTTGAGCTTCTCCGGTTGCACTCGTACTAGATTTTGTAGAAGTAACACTAGTTGCTGAAAGTGCATCACCGTCAGCACTTAATGCACTAAAAAATTGGTTATTTAGATTAATTTCAAAATCTAATATATCATTATTTGCACCGGTATAGATATAATCATATTGTTTATTAGCAAGTTGTTTTAATCTTTCAAATCCTGGAGCAGTTTGTGTTGGACTAGAAATTGTTGCTAGATGTACTTTATATGGCACAACTTTATATACATAAATTTTTGGCATTGTGCCTGTTCGACGTTGTTCTTCAGCATCTGCTATTGGATATACTTCGGTTTCAATTTTAAACCAATCAACCATTCCAACACTATCAGGACGAGGTTCGGCAAATTTTTTACCGTAATCACTAATAATTACAAGTTCTTCAATAATATCTTGTATTTTTGAACCTTTAGGAAACGTGTAAGTTCTTAAATCATGACTTACACTCATTTTATCATTTTCAAATAATAATGTTTCTTCGTTATAAGTTAAACCTGCTTTATTTAAAGGATGATTTCCCGGAACATCAATACTGTTTGCAAGTGTAGATTTACCAATACTATTAACATTGCCACCTATATTTTCTTTTAATTTTCCTGATATGTTTGATTTACGTGCAATATATTCTTTTGAGCTTTGAGTAACTGCTGCTCTATTAGTCGAATTTCCAATTCCAATGCCTAAATCTCCAATATTAAATCTAGGTACACTAGGAGCATTGCCGTTTTGTGTCATATCATAAAGTACACTCTGTATATTACTTCTGCTATCTGCTGATCCTGCGCTACCACTGGTAGATGCAACATCTTTAGGAAAAATAATTACAAATTCACTAGGTCTAGTTCCTTGCCCTACGTCAATTTGTTCTATCATTTGTGCATTAATTGTAGCTGATAAACTTTGGGGACCTGACTCTAAAATTTCATCTAATGTAGATCCTGTTAATTCAACATCATTGGTCATTGTTTGTATTGCATTAGTAAGACTAATTTCATTATATGGAACTGCGGTGACATCATATACAGTGCCGCCGCCAGTAACATTCATATCCATGTTTACTATTTTAAGAGGAAAAAATCTTTTACTTACACTACCAATAAAATTTCCATCGTCATCTTGACCTAAAAATTCTAAAGTAAGCAATAGAGGAGTTTCAAGATAATTTCTATATTCTTCAGCAGCAGCAATTTGTAGAGTTTGTAAAAATAAACCCATGCTATACGGTTCCATTACTTTAAACTGAATGTTAGTAGCATTTGTAGCTCGCTGTGATGTAGTTGGAGCAATAATTGCTTCAATGTCTATATCATCTATAAAGTATTCTACTCTTCCAGATTCGCCTTCATATGCAGTTATAGCTTTTGTTGCTGCTAATCCTCCACCACTTTGTAATATTGTCTTTACACTTTGACCTGCTCTATAAGTTTTTTCAGGATATGCCATTTGAGTACTTGATAATACTGCTAAAGTAAATTTAAATGTTCCATTTGAAAATTGTTCTAATTCGTTAGGTTCTTTACCCGAACTACCTATACTACCACTACTAAACTGCGGTAGTATAGGTTGTCCATATTCGCCGTCATTAAACTCTCGTGCTGCTTGATTGAGGTCATTTGTTCTGCCTGCAACATACGCTTTGATAATATCTTCGTTTGATGCCATGCTATAATCCTAAAAGTTCACGTAAAGATGGTCCGTTTAGTAAGTATATTTGTGTGCCTGCTTTAAAATCAAAAACAGGATCGATTAATATATCCATATTTCGCTGTGCAAACACCCACCATAATTTATGATTATTATATATGTAATTTGCAGCTAGATCAGGACGTTGGTGAAATATTGGTTCAATAGTATATAACACATCACTTGTTGTTTTTGGCACTGGTCTGACTTGTAAAAAATCTAAATAATTTTCTGTATACGGAGTTGCTGCATAAGGACTAGATGAATCGTATGCCATTACATAAATCCTCCACCTGTTTTAAGATAGCTGCCACTTATAAACTTATCTAGACTAAATTGCTCTACCTTACGTCTACTATATTGAGGTACTAATGTAAGTGCAATTTGACACTTAACAGGTACAAATGTTTTTCCGCCGCCGCCAAATGTTGTTTCAATATAATCAACGTCAGACGGTAAGTCAATCATAAATGTTTGTAATAATACTGGAATATTATTAAACACAAATTGTCCGTATCCGTTTAATTTTAATAAAGGTGGCGGGTTGCCTTGGTTAGATGTTTCGCCATATGCCATTTTTGTTGAACTTCTTAAAAAGTGCATCACAGCAACCCAATATTCTGCGTCAGCTTCTGTCTGTTGAACAAAGTCTCCTGTAATTGTCATTTGATCAACTTGGCTATTTTGATAAGCATAAAATGGATAATTACTATGTACAGGATGCATTGCATCATAATTTGCTGTATGATTAACAATAACTGTAGGAGTATAAGGAAAAACTACACCACCGGTGATAGATAACGGCGCCATTATATCTGTATAAGATCCTTTCTTATATCCAAGTTTAACACGCCAATCAGAATTGTAACCTGACCAAACTGCATTAGAAGCTGTGCGTTGCTGCATAATACCATCTCTTGGTGCTGAAGACGATGTTCTTCCGTATTGAGTGTTGAATCTATCTTCACTTATTTCTTTGCCAATTTGATCATACGCTTGGTAAGATCTAGTACGTCTAGTGGTCATAATAATAAACTCCTATACTACTATTTAGTTGACAAAATTAAGTATGTATATTATAATATATAGTAAATACAATCTAGTTAGGAACTATAAATGAGAAGACAAAATTATCTAAACAACAAAGATATGCTAAAAGAAATACATAAATCAAAAATGAGTTTTTGTAGTTATACAGAAAAAGACTATGCACAATACGATATAATTTTATCCGAAATTAAAAAAATTAATGTTAGAACTATTGCAGAAGCAAAACGCAATAAAGCAAAACGTTTAGGCAATGCTGAGTACGAAGCACGTAAACTAGCTGGAGAAAAAGTAAAACAAGCTGAATGTGAAATTGATTATAGAAAAATTACAAAAGAAGAATTAATATTTCGTATTATGACATTTGATCATGTACCCGACGAACCTGGAAGGAAGAAAACTCCTAAAACAGTTGCAGATACAAAAACAAAATTAAACTTTCCTCCCTTTCAACATTATAAATTTAATGATCAAGGAGAATTATACTGTGTAGGTAAAAGCCATTGGGTTGGTGCTATGGGAAACGGTTATTTTAGTAAAGATCACGGAAAAGCAACTAATAACCTTGCTATGATGTGGATGAAACTGTGTGAAAGATACGCAACACGAGGAAATGTGAGAGGATACACCTACAATGATGAAATGCGTGGACAAGCAATATTGCAACTTGCTCAAATTGGTTTACAGTTTGATGAAAGCAAATCAAACAACCCGTTTGCTTACTACACAGCGGCAGTCACAAACTCATTTGTACGTGTTATCAACATTGAAAAACGCAATCAAAACATTAGAGACGACATCTTAGAACAAAACGGATTAGATCCTAGTTATACTAGACAACATGCAGGAGAATGGGAAGCTTCTGTAAAACGAGAGCAAGGCATCAAATAAACCTCTTGACTAATCTTATATAATCGTATATAATTGTATATGTAATCGTATATAGAAGGATCTTCATTTGTTTAAAAAAGCAGCAGTCTTTACAGACATTCATTTTGGATTAAAAGGCAACAGTCGTATGCATAATGATGACTGCGAAGCCTTTATAGACTGGTATATTGAACAAGCCAAGGCACATAACTGTGAAACTGGTATCTTCTGTGGAGATTGGCATCACAATAGGAATGCACTTAATCTTACTACAATGGATGCAACAATACGTTGTATGGAAAAACTAGGTTCTGCATTTGAAAAGTTTTACTTCTTTGATGGTAACCACGACTTATACTACAAAGACAAACGTGATGTAAATTCAACAGCATTTGCACAATATATTCCTGGTATTACATTTATTGACGAGATTACTACTATCGACGATGTAACTCTTGTTCCGTGGTTAGTAGGCGAAGAATGGAAGAAACTTAAAGAAATTGATAGTAAATATATTTTCGGTCATTTTGAACTTCCTAGCTTTTATATGAATGCAATGGTTCAGATGCCCGATCACGGTGAACTTAGAGCTGAAGACTTTGCTAATCAATCTTATGTGTTTAGTGGCCACTTCCACAAACGTCAACAACAAGGTGTAGTACACTACTTAGGTAATGCATTTCCGCACAACTATGCTGATGCATGGGATGATGATCGTGGTATGATGATATTAGATCGTGAAAACAATGCAGAGCCAGAGTACATTAACTGGCCCGACTGTCCTAAGTATCGCACAACTACACTAAGTAAACTTCTTGATCCTGATCAAAATATTATTAAAAATAATATGTATTTGCGTGTTACTATTGATGTTCCGATTAGTTACGAAGAAGCAAGTTTTATTAAAGAAACTTATATTAGTCAATATAAGTGCAGAGAGATTACACTTATACCGCAAAAACAAATTGAAGAAATAACAACCGAATTAGATATATCAACATTTGAAAGCGTTGACGAAATTGTATCTAAAGAAATATCAGCTATCGATAGTGATAGTTTTAATAAGAAACTTCTATTGGACATCTATAACGAACTATGATACGTATTAAAGATTTAACCGTAAAGAATTTTATGAGTGTTGGCAATCAAACTCAAGCAGTTGATTTTGATAAGGAACAACTAACTCTTGTATTAGGCGAAAATTTAGACCAAGGCGGCGATGATACAGGATCACGCAACGGTACAGGCAAGACAACAATCATTAATGCGTTGTCATATGCATTGTATGGCACTGCTCTTACTAATATTAAAAGAAACA